GGGGCGCTATTAAGATACTTCCAACCTCCGTCAAAATAGGCATTACGCAAAAAGTGAAGGTTGTACGCATTGCTCTGAGCCGCGATAGAGCACCCATATTGGAACTGCAATGCTCTTGGTACAACACCACTCCAAGCACTCGGCGTCACCCCCAGACCGAGGTTGCCGGAGGAGTCGAGTGTCAATCGCGTTGCGCCTGCGGTGAAGTCTGCAATGTCGAGTGTGTTCGTGACGGCACCGCCTGCACGGATACCCCAAGAACGAACCCCGGTTTCCAACAGGTTTAATACGGCAGAACCGCCTGTTCCCGCAACGGATAGTTTGTATCCCGGCAAACTCGTCCCAATGCCCAACCCGGTAGAGGTCAGGCGCATTTGTTCGGAGCCGGAAATAGAGAAAATGCTTGCCGATGTATCCAACGTCATCGGGAGATAAGCAGACCCTACACGGCTGTACGATGTAATGTTTGGGTTTGAACCGCCACGAAACTCAAGACCGACACCGTTGGCATTTACTTTTGTCGCGGTGCCACTTACTTGAACAATGTCAGCAAGGAAAGTCCCGGTTCCAGAAGCCGCTGTAAAGTAACTTCCATCAAACGTCAGCGCACTCCCCGTGGTCAGCACCTTTGACCCATTGAGGTAGGCCACTCCGTTGGCGGTTCCTCCGTTGATCGTGACCGTCGAGGAAGTGGTTAGGGTGGTGAACGATCCAGTATTCGGAGTCGTAGCACCGACAGTACCGTTGATGTTGATCGATGCCGTACCAGTCAGGTTCGTGACAGTTCCAGACGAAGGAGTGCCGAGAGCGCCGCCGTTGGTCACGAAAGCGCCAGAAGAACCAACGTTGATGCCAAGAGCTGTAGCTACACCCGTGCCGAATGAGGTGATGCCCGTACCACCGTTGGCAACAGGCAGAGTCCCCGTGATGTCTGCTGTGGAAATATCCAGCAAGTCCCAGGAAGTGTTCGTTCCGTCAGTCTTGAGATACCGACCAGCATTCGAGGTCTGGGAGGGCGCTAGAGCGTTAAAAGCGGCGTTTGCCGTGGTCTGACCTGTACCACCAGCAGAGATGCCCAGAGTCGCAAAGGAGAGCGTTCCAGAGCCGTTTGTTTGGAGTGCTTGACCGGATGATCCATCAGCACTCGGAAGCGTCCATTGGACGTTAGAAGCGATGGAAGCAGGAGCGATGAAGCCGACATAGTTCGTGCCGTTGTCGGTGTCCTCGTACAGCTTCAGATCGGCCCCAGAGGAGGAAGTACCTTTGGCCGCGAGCGTTCCTACAACCGTGATGTTGTCACCCGCAGCACCGGACTGGAAGTCCTTGAGCTGGGCCATAAGCTCACGAATGGCATCGTTGATACCACTCGGGGCGCAGCCCTCAGCCAGGTTAATCCCATCAATGTCCGTATTGTCCCCGGCTGTCGTGGAGAACTCTGAAATCTTTGCGCGTGGCATCTTTAGCTCCTTGGTCGGCTAACCGATTTTATGGATTGCTCGTTGACTGGGCAATTGGTATGTGGAAGAATGTTTGCAGGCTTAGAACTTGGGTGTACCAGACCTTGATAGCTCTAAGCCGCTGGCTGCCCCCTGGGTGTTCGTACTGGTACTACGAATGCTCAGGGGGTTTTTACTTGGTGCGCTATGGAACTGACACAGCAATTCCTTCACGAACTCTTTGAGTACCGCGATGGCCTTCTCTTTTGGAAAGTTGACCGCAGAGGAAACAAGTTGAAAGGCAAGCAAGCTAGCCGACTCAAAAAGAGCAATGGCTACCATGAGGTGACGATCAATAAGAAAAAACATTACGCTCATCGAATCATCTTCTTTATGACCTATGGGCGTTGGCCTGAGCAGGTCGATCACATTGATGGTGACAGATCAAACAATGTGCTGTCGAACTTGCGTGAGGCAAACAATGCCCAAAACAATCGAAACACAGGACTCAGATCAACGAACACAACTGGCTTCAAAGGAGTTGTCTACAACAAAATTAATCGGAACTTCAACGCAAGAATTACCGTCAACTCCAAGAACATCCATCTTGGATGCTTCCAAACAGCAGAAGCCGCACACGAGGCTTACAAGCAAGCTGCTCTGAAATTGCATGGTGACTTCGCAAGATTTTGATTTATTCCTTCGGTTGCTGAGACTGATACAGGAGATTCAGCAGCAATGGGTAGTCAAGTTCAGGAATCCTTCTTTGAACATCTAGGAGTCCACGAGAAGCCACCCCTGTTCCATAGGCCAATTCTCCCATTGCCCTTGGTGAAGACGCAACTAGTGAAGCTGCTGCCGCAGGAATGCCGCCAGTAGTCCCGGCCAGGAATGCGGTCGGAAGAGCAGATGCTCGCTGCAATCCTCTTGGCGAAATTTCACTCAATGCTTGTCCGGCCAAACCAGGAATGAACTGGCGTCCACCAGCCTGCTCAAGCTGTTGAGCCAAAGCCGTGCGCTGACCATAATTGGTGTTTACATTGTTCCGCATGATTGACTGCAGCTTACGAAGTGCAGTATCAGCAGATGCCTTCTTGCCAACAGACAGGGCGCGCTCAATCTCTTTTATCTGCTCCGTTGCATCGGAGTAAGACTTCATTGTCTTTGCGTATGTCGGAGCCTGCTTATTGATTTCTGTCTTGATTGAGTTGTAGACATCACCGACCACAGATCGAGCAGTTCTTTGCTCAAAAGGAATGGTCTCGAGGATGTCGCCAACTTGCTGTTTCAAAGCGTCCAAACCCTCTGGGGTATGGAATTGTGCAGGGTCTAGGTTTTTCCAGTCGTCAATCTTCTGCTGGGCTTGGGCGAGTTTGTTTGCAGCAGACTCATTCTTGACTTGGCCCTTAAATGAAACCTTACCGAAGGCATCTTGCAATGACTTGTCAATCCCGGCGAAATCAAGAACTGTTTTGTCTGTCTTGATGGCGGCCATGTTTGACCGATACTCAGCCTGTTTTGCGCTGTTCATCTGCTGAAGATTGGCGCGAGCGGCATCAAGAACATCCGTAATCGGAGCTTGTCCACGAAGATTCTCCGTGAACAACCTTGCTCGCTCACCACCTTCAGCACCAGCCTTAAATGCTTGAGAGATCGCTTCAGACCCAGCGCCAGTTGTCATCCCAAGTGTAGGAGCGGCAACTCGACCAGTAGCAGACACAACCTTCTCTGCTCCCCTTGCTGCCAATGCAAGCGGATCAACTGCCACGGAAGCAGCTTTGAGTGGTGCGGCGGCAGCTCGAGGCGCGGCCATTGATCCACCAGCCAGAATCGTGCTTAGGTCGGCCATTACCCCAACCGGATCAGTAGCAACAGCTTTTTTGAAACCCTCTTCAGAGCCATATCGTTGCTTATAAAACTGCCCAACTTGAGAGGCGACCTCGCGTGACGGGCGATCTTCCCCGATTGCTTGAACAAGACGCTCCGGAAGGATGTTTTGCAAAGCACCCGCACCAACATCAAGAATGGCTTTTGTTGTCTGGACAGGGCTTGTGATGGCCTGAACAATGTCGCCAATCATTCTTGCGCCAGATGACGGAACATTTCTGATCGCCTGCCCAGCTATGTCGGCAGCACCCATCTCAGCAAATGATGCTCTTGAAACATTGGCGACCTGTCGTCCAGAAAAGTCCTTTGATGCCCTCTGGAGAACTTGATCTCGCGTTACATCGTTCGGCACGTTTTCATAAACGTGGGTAGAGCCATCAGAAAATGTGATCGTGATATCGGCCATGTTTACCACCCACTTTTAGATTGGCCAGCAGGCTTTTGACGCTTTGCGGCGTCTTCTTCAATTCTCTTTGCCGCTGTTCCAAGACCGAAAAGCCTATCAAGATTCTTCAAGGCTTCCATGTTGGCTTCATAGCTCAAATCAGGATTGGTTGCGGCATTCAGGTAAAGCTGCATTTCAGCATTTGAGTTCATTTGCTGTGCGCTCATGCCAGTCGCGTTCTTGATGAGATTCAACAGAAGCGGACGGGTCTGCTCAATGGCCTGGCGCTGCTCTTGGGTCTTTGTGCCAACCGCGCCGCCAACAGCCTTACCAATGCCAGAACTAGAAATGCGAGCGCCTATGTTCTGCATTCCACCGGCCTGAGTGCTAACAATCCCGCCTTCCTGGAGGAGCGTGTCGTAGTTCTTCTTCAACTGCTCAACAGTAGCGGTCAACTGATCTTTAGCATCCTGCTTTGTGGTTGCCTTCTCTTCAGCCTTTTCTCGAGCCTGCTCGAGTTTTGCTTCAGCCATCATGCGCTGAATAGCTTGATTGCCAAGTTGGATTGCCTGTCCAGAACGCTGAAGTTCTGCTGTTTGTTGCCGTTGAGCAGCGATGCCTTCTTGCGTCTGTTGGAACTGCTGAACACGTTGAGTCATTTCGGTCAACTGTCGAACACGCTCATCGGCCTTATCGGGATCAAGTTGTCCAGTTGCGAAGCTGCGACCGTACTGCTGGGCAAGAGTCTTCACATTCTGAGGAACAGTTGGGTCTTGGATAAATGTGGCAAATGGGTTTTCTTGTTGCCCTTGTTCACCAGTAAGGCCAGCTTTGCGAAGTTTTGGTATCAATTCTGCTGTTGCAGAAACCTGTGGCATCAGACGCTGTTGCACCCCAATAGGAAGCGAAAGAAGCGCATTGATGTCAAGCTGAGGAGGCGCGACCCGAACACCCTCGCCAACCCTTTGGCCCATGATGTCTTCGCCGATAATCTCTGTAACAGGCCTACGGATTACATTCGGTAATGCCATTTGAGCCATCTGCTGCTCTGCTCGAGCCTGCTGACGCTCTGCCAGTTGCTCTTGGATCATCCGATCACGGACAGCCTTGTCATAGGCTCCCTGGTAAGCCTGCTGGCCTGCGGCTACACCCTGCGCCAGAAGTTGACCCACACCGCGACGCTGGGGGCTGGGGCCAGCACCCGCTAGAAGTGAGAGACCAACATTCAAAAGCCCAGACTGCTGCGCCTGCTGCTGAAGCAGTCGGGCCTGATCCTCTCCCAGCAACTGAGGCGCGAAGGAGGGTTGATTCCCGAAAAGCCGTGCGAGTAGTTCGTCCATATTTACCTCACAGCAGAGAAATGATCGGATTGCGCTTTCTCTTCTGCTCTAAGAGTGAAGCAGGCTGCATCAAATTCACAGGTTGTCCACGGCGCATCTGCATCCCTACCGTGGTTTGCTGCTTCGGCCCCATAGAACCAATTGCTCGAGCTGCCTGGAGTCCTTGCATCATCGTCAAACCAGTAGCAGCCTTGCCAACATTCGGAGCAATCAAAGCAGGGTTTACCCCAGGCATCAAGCTACCGCTAGCCAATTCGTAAGGCCCGGCAGCAGGAAGCCCAGCCATTGACTGAGTTGCAAAATTCCTCATCCCCTCAGCAGCGGCTTGTTCAATCCCGCCAGTAAGGAAGGGGCTAGCGGTGTTCGCAGCAGTCGCGGCAGTTTGCGCCGCCTGCATCGCAGTAGCAGCCTCAGCAGCCGCAGCCGTTGCCGCAGCAGCCTCAGCCGCCGCCGCAGTAGCAGCAGCCGCCTCAGTTGCACCGATAGCAGCCGCAGCCTCAGCCGCGATGATTGGCTCTGCTCCGCTCATCCCAGTAGTCCTCCAAGGAGCGCCCCGGCAGCAGTACCAGTAGAACCGCCGCCAAGAACCTGACCAAGAATAGCCCCACCAGCCGCACCAGCTAAGGGATTACGATAGGTCGGACTGACCTGAATCCCGCCCATCGGTGAGCCATAAGCCGCCGACAGGAATTGCTGAAGTTTTGCAGCAGGAAGATTCTGAAGGAAGTTGAATCTCTGAATGTCTGCCTCAAGTGCTTGCTGCTGATACTGCTCGGCGGCTTGACCCGCCTGGAGAAGCATATTGATGTCGCGGTAGTCGGTCTCTGCTAGAGCGGGAGCGAGTTGGGCCGCACTCATTTGGCGAGCCAAGTCTTGTGCCGCTAGAGTACCAACACCGCCAGCAGCAGCCATTTGGTTTTGGAAGGCTTGTTGCGCCTCAGTTCCCAATGCTCCAGCACCAGCCAAACGATTGGCAAGCGCCTGCTGACCCAGCCCGGCGAGTTGTTGGCGAGCCTGCTCCTGAAGACCACGCTCCATTCCATAGCCTTGGTATGCCAACTGTCCTGCCGTTCCGGTCAATGCCTGGGCAAACTGACCCGCAGCCCGATCCTGAAGCTCCTGAGCAGCCCCAGAGCCATACCGACCAGCCCTAGAAGCGGTGGACTGAACCTGACGGATCGTGTCCATGTACTGCTGTTGGGCGCGTTGAGCGGCAGGATCAAAGGCTTGAGAGAAAAACGGGTTTAGGCCCAAAAACTGCCCAGAAGCAGTCGCCTGTGTCCCTTGGATCGCCGGATTTACAAACTCGCCCTCGCGCAGAGCCTCATAAAACCCCAAAGACGGATCACGAGAAGCCGTGTTGTAGAGCTGCTGATACGCACCAAGCGCGGGGTTCTGAGCCGAAAGCATCCCGTAAGCCGTTCTTTGAGCGGCGGGGACAAGCGGAGAACCCATCACGGCCCTCTGCTGAAGCGCGGCCAAACTCTGCTGAGTCTGTGCAGACGGCCCAGTAAAGGTCTGTCCGGGATAATACTGAGGTGTTGGAGAGCGATAGAGCTGCTGCGCCTCACTCAACCCGTAAGTGACATAAGGCGCGATATTCGGATCAAGCTCTGTCCTTGTTACTGTATTTCCACCGCCAGCCATTTAGACCTCCAGCGCCCACGAGCGGGGCTTAAAACCTAGTTGTTTGGCTTTTCTGGCCCAACCAGGTCGCCAAGATTCAAAAGTGAGGCGTTTCGCATCACCGTGTTGAGCAATGTTCAAGAGATGCTGCCAGCCTGCGTCGAAGTATCCGACTTCGGAGAGGTATGCACACCACACATGAAGTGCTGTGCCTTTGGGCTGGAGAACCATGAACCCGACTGGCCTTGCGTCTACCAGGCCAACCCAGAGCATTGATTTCCCGTTAAAACAGTCTGTGTAGACATCCTCGGGTATCCAATGTTCCGGGGTCTTGTGGAGAATCATCTCCAGCCCTGGTCTGACGAATCGCCACCATTGTCGCAGATCGTTGGGGGAAATCAATCGTGCTTCCATCATCCCACCAAAATGTAAGCAAAGGTCTTATCGGCTGTGGAATTAGCGTAATGACTGATAGTTGCCGATCCCTGAGTCTGTGATGAAACGTACACATTTGCAATGCTCGCCATTGACACACAGTTTGCCGTCACAATCACGCTCGGAGTCGCCGGACGGGTCGGGCTAGTCTGAGCCGCGAGATGCTCAATCGTCACCAAAGTGGACGATGTAGCCCACATGATCTCCATGTAGTCATTCGCCGCCAACTCAATAAAGTAATTCAGAGCTGCGATCAGATGCCCATCCACCCCGCCATGGGAGTTTGGCACAGAGAACTTGCTGTTACTTCCGGCTACATCGGTTCCGTTCTTCCGAAACCAAATATCAACATCCTGAATCTGGGTGTCGTCATTGGCGAGTTGGATTGAAAACTGGATGTTGTAAGTCCCTGGGTTCTTGAAGTTGATCCGAGAGCTATTGGAAAGCGTGATCCCGTTTGAGTAATCGGTTGTGTTCAGGGTGATCGCGTACGCCGCAGTTGTGGAAGCCGCAGCCTGATCGGTTGTGTCCTGAAACGCCCCGAAAGGGAGTTGATCGGCATAAGCCGCAGCCGAGAACGGGAGCAGAATGATCTTCGTGTCTGTACTGATCCGCTCGTCGTAGAGAGTCGTGGTCAATGCCCCACCCGTGGCGAGAGTGACAGTCCCCGTGTTGTTGGACTTGCCATTCATCAACCCATTGACTACCTCGGAGATTCCTCGAGGATCAGCGCCAAACGGGGGGAGAACACGAAACATCATCGACGGCCCCTCCCGACAATGTTCACATCAACCCCGGCCATAGTTGTCCAGTTGCCCGTAGGAACAACCTTCACGCGATGGTACTTGCCGGAGCTTCTCAGAGAGACTCGGTTCTCATCACTCGCGGCAACCGCTGTCGAGTAAATGATGTCGTCGTCCAGCATCTCACGAGAGGCAACCGCCACAGTCGCAGACCCGTTATCAATCTGAGGCCGTGCCAAGGTGATGATGCTCGCGATAGAGGAAAGATCGCCAGTCTCAATGAAGGCAGACATAGGCTGGCCCTCAAAGGTGACGACTTTTGCATCTCTGATCCCGGCGAAAACCAACCTCCCACCGAGCCATTGACGCGCATCCAAAGAGACAGTCAAAGCATCAATCGAGGCCGAGAACAGGTCAAGACCCTCAAGGGTCACAGCAGAAGTTGCCGCCGAAGAAATGTAAGAGGCCGCAGTCGCTCCGTAAGACCAACGGTTGAGCTGCCAGTTGTAAACCAGGAGCGAATAGCCTGCATTGGTGTTCTGATAGCACCAGATCACCACCTTCTTGACTGGATCAACTGCTGCACTGAACTTCGTGTAAGAGGGAGAAAGATCATCCCAGAACCAGCGATCAACCTTCTCAGCACCGATTGGCGTGACCCTCTGGCCGTCACACATATAGAACCCGTCATCCGACAGGAAGAAGGTCATGTTCCCGTACTGGGTCACAGAGCCAGGCGCATAGCACCCGATCTCTCGTGAGATGGTGTCGAATTGGAAGTAAAGCGGCGAGCCAACATAGCTCATCCGCACTACAGACTTTTCCAACAGGACAAGTCCGAACTCTCCACCAGTTATCCCTTGGATATCCCCACCATCAGGAATGTCCTGGAAGTCAGACTGAGATGCCCCACCAGAAGTCCAATCTGTCTCGTCGTTGATGTCAGACCATTGGACTCGGTTCGGATAAGACGAAATGTTTGCCGCGACCACGAAGTCCCGGACAACAGTCAAATACTTACAGACCGGAGCTGCCGCCGCAACATCAGCGAAAGCGGTGCTGCTGTTGAGCGTGAAAGACTGAATCTTTTGCGAGTTGTTCGCGGCAAGAACCACATCACCGAACTGGGTAAAGCTCCAATTCCCGCCCGTGTACCCGCCAACCTTGGACACATCATCCAGGTTGCGGTTGGTCGAGTTGTACTTGAAGAGCTTGGTCGCACCTCCGGCGAACATCGTGGAAGAACTGGCAATCTTCCCAGAGAAGACGCGAGTCAGGTTCTCCGAGGCCGAGTTTGAGTAGTCCGTCAGGCTCGGGATAGGGCCATATCCAATCTGCTGAGGATAGACGTTGTATGCGGATTGGAGCGCACCAGCGATGCCTGGTTGATCTGGCAACCACTCTCCGAATGTAATCTTAGTTTCAGGCATTTCACACCCTCACCCATGTTCCACCAGCAGCGGCAACTGGAGTCCAGTTCGTTTCGGTGTCTGTAACATCAGTCCATGTGTCGGAATTGCTTGCGACGACATCCCATGTTGTCTCGGTATCGGTCACAGGAGTCCATGAACTCTCATCAACCTGGACATTGCTCCATTCGTCGCCTTGCTTATTTGCAAGACACCCAACCGAGGCCAGAGCGTTGACCGAGGCAAACGCCGAGAAGGTCGCATTCGCTACGCAAGTGACCGTGGCCTCTGCCGTGACGCTGGCTTGACCGCTCGCAACCAATCCACCGAGACAGGTCACCACCGAGGTAGTGATGATGTCTCCAGCGCCGAATTGAACCCGGATTGCACTACAAACAACCGAGGCCGATCCCTCAAAAGAACCAGCTCCAAATTGAACCCGGATGCCTTGAGCCGTTACCGCTGCATCAGCAGTAATCGATCCTGCCCCGAACTGAACCCGTGTTGCGTCTACTGCAACACTCGCAGAAGCAGCGATAGAGGCATCCCCATCCCACCGAGTAACGCTTGTCTCATAAAGAGGCGAATCAAGCGTTAGAGTCAGGTCATCTAGACTCGCCTTGAGGTTATCAAGGGAGTCAATCGACCACGGTGGGTAGAGATCGGCCATTACGAAATCGTAACCGTCAGAGAGCCAATGGCGATGCGGAACACATCACCCGTAGCGATGGTCTTGGAGGCATCCAAAGGCGTGTGATACAGCAGATTCCCACCAGAGGACGCATCCCGAAGGCCGATATAGGCGACCGTGCCCCACGAACCAGTCGCTTGAGGGAACTCAACCGCCGCCGAGTTTGACGTTGCACCGTTGGATGGAGCCGAGAAGGTCACGCTCTGACGAGCATAAGCGTTGCCGCTCACCTCAGTACCAGTATCCGCATCGGTAGGGTCTGTGGTGTACAGCGCCACATAAACCGTGGTCGGGCTTGTATACGCCGTGTTCCGCAGAGTTGCGTTGATTAGCGCATTCTCAAGGTAGTTTGAGATTTCAGACATATTTATCTCCGTGCGAGAGTCATCGTCAGGGGAACACCTGCGTATTCTCCCCGATCATCGGATGCGTTGATAGTGTCAATTGCCCTCTGATACAGCGCAGCCCATGTCGCCAGACGCTCATCGTTCATGATGTAAGGCTCTGCCTCTCCCAAAGAGGCGTAAAGCAGCGCATCGGGACAGTTCGCCAAGAACACATTTGAGGTGTTGGAGTCGCTCAGATAGGTCGGAGCTGCGTAGTACAGCATCCGCACGTTGTAAGCAGAGTCCGGGATCGGCGCGAACTGGAAATCACTCGCCAACAAGGTATATCGCTTCGGAATGCCCGTGTTTGTCGCGTCGGCATTGCGATAGAAGATATTGGGAGAGAGGTACTCCAAAGCAGAGTTTGGAGTCGTATTCAGATGGATGTCCCGCATCTCCAGGAAATCGCTCGGAAGCGATAGCGTGGAGTCGTTAGCGGTCATCGTTGCATTGACCAGCTTGAGCATCTGACGAATCCGCAAGTCCCGGCGAAGACGGTTCTCTGCGAATGTGATGAAGTCAGGAATCTTGCTGGTCAGATCAGACCGAGCCAGATAGTCTGCAACTGCGGTCTTGAGATCGGAATAGGTCGAGATTGCCATCAAATCCTCCCCGGACGGGTGCGGAATGCGCGGTTGTCAGGATGGTTTAGCCAAGCCTTAAAACGGGCCTGATCGAGAACATGAAACCCTCGCATGATGCCCTTTTGGTTGAGATCGTCAATCACCGATAAGGGAATAGAAGCGATCTTATTGCCCAACAGGTCATCACTCCACCGAGCGCGTTCATCATAAGCATTGAATTGCTTACGATTGGACTCGACGATCCCGCCAACATCCTGGGCGCTCTCAATGATGATGCCCCCATTGTCATCGGCGTGAGCCTTACGGTGGACTACCTTGATGTCTTCTAAATTGGTGTTCATGTGAAAAAGGGGGCTGAGTTGCCCCGGCCCCCTTAGTTGTCACCGATAGGTCGGCTTATGTCAAGTCAGCGCAGATGCCGTGAGCAGCCTGGTTGCGAACCTCGAGTGTGTACTCGCACAGCAACTGGGTCTTCTCCGAGTCACCCGTCTTGGCCAGCTCGTTCGTTTGGAACGGACGCAGGAAGGCCACGGCAGCGTACTCGGGGTCAAGCACGAAGGCCACATCGTTGCAGTCGTTGTTCGCGTTCATGAAGCGGTTGGGGACAACCGACACAGAACCGAAGTCCGACAGATAGATGTCAGCAGCGCCGATGATGGTGGTCGGAGCATCCGAAGGAGCCATGTAACGCTGAGCAGCGATGCCAGCGAAGGCCGAAACGGTCTGCTTGTGACCAGGGTTGACCATCAGAATCTTCGGCGTGCCGCCCGACTCGTACACTTCCTTGATGACCGTCTTGAGGATGGTCTCGGTGAAGGTGCGATCCGTGCCGCCCACGCGAGCGGTCGTGCCAAGGTTACCAGCCGTGCCGCCGGAACCGCCGTCGAAGTTGCTGTTCAGCCAAGCCTGCAAGCCACCCAGGGTACGGGCAGTCGAGCCAGCCGTGCCGTTAGAGGCGGTCTGGTTGCTCAACAGGATGTGTTCCATGTCGCGCTTGATCTCAGACGAAGCCTTCGAGAGCTGATAGGCCAATTCCGACTTGCGGCCAGCCTTGTCAACGGCTTGCAGCGTTCCGGTGATGCCAACCGTCTTCTGGCTGATCTGGGTGCGGTTGCCCACACGAACAGTCGGAGCCAGGGTAGCGGTGGTGGCGTCAGCACCTTCAACAGCAGCGTTGGAAACGCTAGCGGCGGCCAAGGAGTCGGTCTGCCACTCGTGCAGAACAGCGGTAGCCTTGGTCTTGCCGATAGACGACATAAAAGGCGTATCGGTGGGAGCGATGTTATAGATGATGTCGCTCAGGTCTTCGCGCAGACCAACAGCGGCGTAGGTACGAAATTGGGTCATGATGTTTCCTTAGAGTAGACGTTCAAACAGGGCCGCAGCATCAGAGACTTTTCCAGACTTCCTCAACTGCGAATGAGCTTTCTTTACTGTTTCGTCTGCCGCTACCTTTTGAGTTGCTGCATTGCCTGGACGAAGCATCTTCGGCGCTTCACTTACTTTCTTGGTTACTTGAGGCTTCTGGCTCTGTAACTTCGCGTATTGCGCGGCCATATACAGAACCTGAACAGCTCGAGAATCGTAAG